GCTCACGGGGGTGACCGAGTAATGGCCGATTTCGCAACTGCCTACGCGCCGCTGGCCGGCTTTGAGGGCGGCTGGTGCAACGTCCAGGGGGACAGCGGCGGCGAGACCTACGCGGGCATCGCCCGCCGCTACTGGCCGGGCTGGCCCGGCTGGAAGATCATCGACGGCGAGAAAGACCACAGCTCGTTCGCCTCCGGGGCCAGCGCGTTCACGCGCCATCTGGCCACGGTGCCCGGCCTCTCCGATCTGGTGTCCGGCTGGTATCGCAGCGAGTGGTGGGATCGCCTCGGGCTCGCAGCCCTGCCGCAAGACCTCGCCAACGAGATCTTCGAGCAGTCCGTGAACCTGGGCAAGGGCGGCTCCGGCCAAAAGGTGCAGCTTGTCTGCAATGCTTTCAACCGCGCGAAGGCCGGGAACTCCCTGTTCGCCGACCTCAACGTTGACGGGGTCATCGGCCCCCGCACGCTGGATGCCCTGGCGGCCCTGCTGGCCCGGCGCACGGATGAAAAAGCCCTTGTCCATGCCCTCAACTGCATGCAGGGCGCGCACTACATCGAGCTTGCGGCCCGCAATCCCAGCCAGCGCAAGTTCACCGATGGCTGGATGAAACGCACCCATTGCCCCGACTAAGGAGGAAATCATGAAAAAGTACCTTCTGCCTTTGCTGCTTTGCCTCTGTTGCCTCTTTCCCTGCCTCGCTCTGGCAGCGGAGGCGGACACCGCTGTCCCCGGCGCCGACATGGTGGCCACCATCATCGGCTGGCTGCCCGAAAGCTGGGGCCAGTGGATCACGTTCGTGGTGACCATCTGCGCGGCCATTTCGGCCGTGTGGCCGCGCCCGGCTGACGACGCCAACGTGGTGGTGCGCTTCCTTTACACCGTGGTGAATGCCCTGGGCTTCAACGCCGGTCAGGCCAAAAACGTTGACGACGCGGCGGCCAGCCGCAGGCTGTGATGTCATGCCGGTCTGGGCACAGGCGCTCCTGCGGCTGGTGGTGGCGGTGGTGGCCTTTTTCCGCCGGGAACGCGCGGCATCTCGCACGAATGCTGTGCGTGCTGACCCTGGTGGTGAGTGGATGCGCAAATTCGGGGGCAGCGACAAGCGCGCTTCCCCCGGTGCCGATGACGCCGGGAGCCATAGTGACGGATGAGTGGTGGTATGCGGATGGCGGGGAGCTGATCCGGATGGATGGTCAGTGGCTGCATCTGCCCGCTGATGAGGCTGGGGAGCTGCTGCTCTGGATCGAGTGGGTGGAGGATAACCGATGACCACCGAGATACTTCTGGGGGCCAATACCCTGCTGTTCGGCGCCAGCCTGTTTCTGGGCCATGAGTGGTGGAAGAGCCACAAGGCCCAGCACAAGGAGCTGGACGAAAGCATCAAGCGTCTGTCTGAGGTCTATGCGTCCAAGGCCGCCATGTACCGGGCGCACAAGCGTCTGGATGATCTGGATGGCATCACAGCGAATCACGCCCAGCGTCTGGCTCGTCTGGAGGCGGTCATGGAAGCCAAGCGGGATTGCTCCTGCGAGAGGTAGGGCATGAGCTTTAAAGCGCAACTTGAAGAAGACCTGCACGCGGTCTTTTTCAACCCCGCCGAGTTCGGCGAGTGCCTAGAACTGGCCGGGCATGAGGGCGTCCCGTGTGTCTACGAGCCGCTGGAGATGGAAATGCCCCTCAGTAGTGATGGGCGTAGTGCCGTCAGCTATGAGGGTGTCACCATTTATGTGGCTGCTGTCGACGTCCCGGATGAATTGAAGACCGGGCGGACAACTACGTTCCGCAACGAGCGCTGGTATGTGCTGAGTGCGGATGCGCATGAGCATATGCGGACCATCAGATTGTACAGGGAGCGGTCATGAGCATCGTCATCACGTCAGAAGGAATGGATATGGCCCTGGGCAGGATGCAGGATGTGCTGGAAGCCCTGGGCGGCAAGGGGGCTGGCATCGCCATCGCCCGAGCCCTGAATCGCAGCATTCAAGCGGCCGGGACCAGGGCGACGCGCATCGCCAAGACGGCATATACGGCCCAATATGATGAGTTGCGGGCCAATCTGGAGATCAGGCGTGCCAACCGCAGCAACCTGGAAGGCGCCCTGAATATCACCGGCCGGCCCGGTATGAGCCTGATTCATTTCCTGCCTGATCCTGATGTGCCGCAACCTCCGGCAGCACGCCCTGCCGCGGGGGTCTCTGTGCAGATCAAGAAAAAGGGGGCTCGACATCCGGCTACGTCCAATGTGGCCGGGGGAAGCAAGAGCTTCATCATCCGTAAGCCCCAGGGCGGCTATGGCGTGTTCGCGCGTCATGGGCAACAGCTGGAAATGCTCTACGGTCCATCGCCTGTGCAGGCGTTGCAGACGGCAGACGCCCAGGAACAGGTCGTGGCCCGAGCTGAAGAAGTTTTCCCGGAGCGTCTGCAACATGAGGTGGATGTGATCCTGTCCGGCATCGTGGGGACAGGACGATGACCTCCCGTCTGCTGCTGACATGCCTGGTAAAGCTCGTGCAGGAGGCTTTTGTGGATTACCCCTTCCCCGCCCCGCAAGGTGGGGGGATGCAACCTGTGCAGGTGTTCCTGCATGGTTTGCCCGAGCGTCAGCAGGAGGGCTGCTACCCCTTTGTGATCGTGCGTTGGATAGAGGGACAGGTCGAGCTGGAGCCGGACCACAAGACCATGCTGCATGACACCGTAGGACTGGCCCTGGGCGTCTACAGCTCGGCGGATCAGGAACAGGCGGGCTTGCTCCTGGCAGAGATGCTCGACTGTCTGCGCCGGCAGCTCTGGAAAACACGGCTGCTGGCCGAGCGTTTTGAGCTCGAGGGGGAGCTGAAAGCCAGTATCCCTACGCCCAAGCAGCGCTGGCACCAGTATCACCTGGCCACCCTCGAATGTGTGTGGAACTATACCTGGCCGCCCCGCGGCCTAGATGAAGTGGAGACCATCAGATGAGCACCACTGCTTGTATGTACCTTGGCCCCAGCCGGCCTTTCGGTCTGCCGCTGATGCGGAATGCGATCCTGCGCGGCAAGCCGGAAGAAGTTTTCCCCGTCCTGGCGGATCTTTTTGAGGAACATCCCGAACTCCGGACGCTGTTCGTGCCGGTGGACGGGGATCTGGCCACGGCGCGCATGCTGCGGACCCTGCCCGGGACGGCCATGTATCAGGCGTATGTCGCCGTCCAGGATGCGTCCATCAAGTCCCGGAAGAAGTAGGAGGATATAATGGCAACCACCGGATACCGTCACGGCATCTACACCTCCGAGCAGGCCACCAGCATCCTGCCCGCCCGCACTGTGGACAGCGCGGTCGTTTTCGCCGTGGGCACGGCCCCTGTGCATACGCTGGCCGAGGACAAGGCCCGCCCCGTCAACGTGCCGCAGCTTTTTTACAGCTATGACGAAGCAGTGCAGGCGATGGGCTGGGATGCCGACCATTTCGGCGACTACAGCCTGCAAGAGCTGATCTACAGCCATTTCGCGCTCTACCGCGGCGCGCCCGTGGTCTGTGTCAACGTTTTCGACCCGGAAAAGCACAAGACCGAGGTCGCGGACGAAAGCCTGACCTTCGGCACGTCGGCCCTGGACAAGGACACCGCCCGTCTGGCTCACGGCGGCGTCAGCGCCGTGGAGCTGAAGGATGAACTGGGCGAGACCATTTATGAGGCGGGCACCGACTACAGCGTGGATGCCGTCAGCGGCCTGCTGACCCGTCTGGCCGGGGGCAGCATTCCCGAAGGCGGCACGGTCAAGGCCAGCTATGTCTACGCGGACGTGAGCAAGGTCACGTCCGAGGACGTGATCGGCGGCATCGACCCCGCCAGCGGGCAGGGCACCGGTCTGGAGCTCATCGACGAGGTGTACCCGCGCTTCCGCCTCGTGCCGTCCATCGTGGTGTCTCCGAAATACTGCGAAGACCCGGCTGTGGCCGTGGTCATGGCCGCCAAGTGCGACGGCATCAACGGCCTGTTCAAGGCCATCTGCCTGGTGGACATCCCCAGCAGCGGCGACAATGCCGTGACCAGATACAGCGACGTGCCCGGCTACAAGGAGCAGAACAACCTCACCGACGGCCTGATGGTGGTCTGCTGGCCCAAGGTCCGGCTGGGCGATGAAGTGTACGGCCTTGCCACCCATCTGGCCGGGGTCATGGCGGCCACGGACGGCGATCATGACGGCATCCCCTACGCCAGCCCCAGCAACAAGCGGCTGGACATCACCTCCAGTGGCTATGTGGGCGCTGACGGCCAGTGGAACGAGCTGTGGCTCGACCTGACCAAGGCCAACTATCTGAACGGGCAGGGAATTTATACGGTCAGCAATTTCGACGGCGGCATGAAGACCTGGGGGGGCCGCATGGCCTGCTATCCGTCCAATACCGACCCCAAGGACGCGCAGGACGGCATCCGGCGCTTCTTCAACTGGTATCAGGCCCAGTTCATCCTGACCTACTTCTCCAAGGTGGACGAGCCGCTGACCCGCCGCCTTGTGCAGACCTTTTTGAAGTCCGAGCAAATCAAGATTGACGGCTACACCGCCCGCGAGATCATCCTGGGCGGCAGCATCACCTTTGATGAGTCCGAGAACCCCGTGACCGACCTCATCGACGGCATCATGCGTTTCCACCTGCGTATCACGCCGCCTCCTGCTGCCCGGGATATTGAAGCCGTCTTCGAATTTGACACCGACAACCTGTCCGCTTTGTTTGGTTAAGGAGGAAGCATGCCCAGACGTCCTGAACAAACTATCGCCTATCGAGTGTACCACGACGGTACGGACATGATCGGCGTAGCCACCATCGATCTTCCCGAGATTGCCTACATGACCGAGACCATCTCGGGGTCCGGTGTGGCCGGAGAAATCGAGAATCCCACGTTGGGGATGGTCGAGTCCATGTCGGTGAAGCTCACCTTCACCTCTGTGACCCCCGAGATCTTCAACGCGCTCGATTGGACACAGAGCTCTCTGTATGAATGCTACTCCGCCCTGCAGGTCACGGATGATGCTACCGGCAAGCGCGTCAGCGTGCCCTACCGCATCAATATCCTCGGGCGTGTCAAAAATTTCCCCATCGGCACGCTGGAGCAGGGCAAAAAACATGGCAACGAGCTGGAACTGGAAGTGACCCGCCTTGAAGTGCTGCTCGATGGCGAGGAAGAGTTCCTGTTCGACAAGCTCAACTTCATCCACAGGGTCAAGGGTACGGACCTGCTGGCCACGGTGCGCGCCCAGATGGGCCTGAACGTCTAAGGAGAGACCATGAAAAGAAGCAAGAGCGTTGTGCTGAATGAACCCCTGAACGTAGGGGGGAAGACTATTGCTGAAGTCGTCGTGCGCGCGTCCACCGTGGGCGATGAAGAAGATGCCATGCAACTGGCGGTGAACATGAAGCGGAGCACCAATCCGGTGACCGTCGAGGTCTCCCTGCTCTCCATCGTTACCCGCCTGCCCTATGACGCGATCAGGGGTATGCGCGGGGCTGATTACGGCAAGCTGCGCGACGCGCTCAACGAGCTCAACGGTGCCGGTGACGGTGGCGTGGAAAACCCTACGCCTCCGGAGACGGAAGCTGGGACGTCGCAGCCGGCCTAGCTGAACTGCGGCGGGGGATGGTGGCCCTGGGGAAGATCAGCCAGTGGTCACGCAGTGAATTGAGGGCCATGACCCCGGAAGAATTCGGGGCCTATATCGAGGCCGCAGAGGCCGTGGAGAAAATGTCGCATGGCGCGTGAGATCGCCCTTTCCTTTGCCCTGGGGGCCAGACTGCAAAGCGGGTTCACTGCCGCTTTTCAGTCTGCGTCCAGCCAGGCGAAAGCCGTATCGCAGGCTATCCGCGATATGGAGCGGACGCCTGTGGGCAAGATCGGGGCGGCCATGTCCACCCAGCAGGAAAAGATCCGCGGCCTTTCCGGCAGCCTCAAGGATGCCCGCGGCGAGCTGGATGGTCTGTGGCAACGAGCTTCACAGGCCGGGACCATGACCACGGTCATGGCCAGGCAGATAGAACAGGCCGAAGCCCGGGTGCGCCGTCTGTCTGGGGCCCTGTCCCGTCAGACGGCGACCTATCGGGAGACCGTGGCTCAGGCTGCCAGTACGAGCGGCAGCGTCCGTGCCTTGACCAGGGATTACGCCCAGCTGTCCGCCCAGCTTGAGCGTGCCCGGGCAGTCCAGACGGCGATGGCTGCCAACCGGAGCCAGGCCGGCGCCCTGCAGGCGCAGCGTGCCGATCTGCAGGGGCGTCTGCTGGGTACTGCGGCCGTGGGAGCCTCGGTGGCTCTTCCGGTCAAACTGGCCATCAGCGCCGAAGATACGTTCGCGGATCTGCGCAAAGTCATGGACGCGCCGGAATCCGTCATGCAGCAAGTTTTTTCCGATGCGCAGGAGATGTCCAACCGTACCGGGAAAAGCTTTGAGGATGTGGTGACCATCATGACGGCCGCGGCCCAAGCCGGCCTGGGCACCACCCGGGAGCAACTTTTGGGGGTGGCGGATCAGGCGGTCAAGATGTCCATAGCCTGGGGCGTCAGCGCCGAACAGGCAGGCAAGTCTCTGGCCACCTGGCAGGCCGCTATGGGCCTGACGTCCGAGCAGTCCATGCACACAGCGGACGTGATCAATGCGCTGTCCAACGCCATGAATGCGGAAGCCGGCGAGATCGACCAGATATTCACCCGCATGGGCCCCCTTATGAAGGGGACCGGTTTCGCTACGCAGGATATCGCGGCCCTGGCCACGGCCTTCAAGGCTGCCGGTGCTGAAGTCGAAGTCAGCGGCACGGCCATGAAAAATTTCGTCAAGGTCATGGCCGCCGGTGAAGCCGGGCTCACACCGGAAAAATCCGCCATCTACAAGTACCTGGAGATTGATCCGAACAAGTTGCAGAAGGAGTTGCAACAGGATGCCAAGGGTGCCGTGATGCGGGTCCTGGAAGCCATGGAAAAGGTCCGCCCGGAAGAGCGGAACTCCATCATGAGCCGGCTGTTCGGCGAGGAATCCATCGCGGCCATCGCCCCTCTGC